AACTCGCCAAGATCGAAAACGGTCTACAGTCCATCATCGAAGAAAGCTACTCGCCTTCCATCGAGAAGGAAAACAATGTTGATTCCTACGGGGACGCATTCTACGCATACGCCCGCCAGGGATTGAGTGCTTTGACTGGTGACCGTTTGGCTGCTCTTCAAGTTGGTACGGATTCCGAAGGTGGATTCGTTGTTCCTGAGTCATTCGAAACGAAGCTCGTTACATTGCTCCAGTCGGCTAACCCGTTCCGCGGGTTGGCTAACGTCATCAAAACTGCATCTGACCGCAACATCCCAGTTGAGTCTAGTGTTGGTACGTTTGCATATGTTGCTGAAGAAGCTGCTTACGGCAATTCAGACACAGCCTTCGCTCGCGTAATCTTGGGGTCGCACAAATCTGGTGGCATCGTCAAGGTGAGTGAAGAACTCCTTCAGGATTCTTTCTTCAATCTTGAAACTTACTTGGCAAATGTTGCTGGTCGTCGTTTCGCTACCTTGGAAGAAGCTTCTTTCTGCAACGGTACTGGTTCCGCTCAACCACAAGGCGTTTTCAACCCAACTTATTCTGGTAACGTAACGGGAGCTGTTTCAGCTGCTGCTGCTATCACCGGATCTGACCTCATCAACACCTTCCACAGCTTGGACCGCGCTTACCGCACTAACGCTACTTGGATCATGGGTGATGACATGGTTAAGCTTGTTCGCAAGTTGGTTGATTCTAACGGTCAGTACATCTGGCAGCCTGGTTTGACTTCTGGAGCTCCTGACACGATCTTGGGCCGCCCAGTAATCGTTTCGAGTGCAGTTACGACTGCCGCTCCTGACGTTAAGAGCATCGTCTTTGGTGACTTGGGATACTACACCATCGCTGATCGCGCTGGCATCTCTGCTCAGAAGCTCGTTGAGCTCTACGCAGCTAACGGACAAGTTGGTTACAAGTTCACCGCTCGCAACGATGCGAAGGTTGTTCTTTCTGCCGCTCTTACATCATTCACACACGGAGCTGCTTCTTAATCTTGAAGATTGAAGCAACAGTTGATTTTGCTACAGCAAGCGAGGGGTACAGAACTGGGGAAACCTACGATGTGCCTCTCGCCCTAGGCAAACAATGGATTGCAGCAAACTGGGCAACGGAGGTTAAGCCACCGAAAGCCAAAAGTAAGCGCAAGGCCATATAGGACAACAAAACCCGCCTTTATCCAAAGGTTCAAAGTTATTTCAATCAGTGGGAACATCACGGGTTGAGGCGGGCCACTTTCTTTTAAACACATGTATCACACCTACAAAGTTACAGTTGCTCCAGCGAGCGAGCCAATCACACTAGCCGAGGCCAAGGCACAGCTTCGGGTTGAGTCCGATGAGACGGCAGACGATACATGGATAACAACAGCGTTGACGATAGTCCGCGAACAAGTCGAGGCATTGACCAACAGATCGATCATGCCTCAAACCCTTGAACTAGCAATCGCTAAGTTTGAGGATGTCATACAGTTACCAAAACCGCCATACACAAGCCTAACATCGATCACCTACTATGACGAAGACAACGCATCCCAGACACTTTCGTCCGCGTTGTACCTGGTGAACGACTTTGTTGAGCCTGCAGAGGTTGCCAAGGAGAGCGCTCAAAGCTACCCAGCAGTCTATGACCGGCCAGACGCCATCCGCTTGACATTCGTCACGGGTTACGCTAACGCTGCGGCGGTACCGGCATCAATCAAACAAGCTATGCTGATGTTGCTCACAGATCTGTATGACAATCGCAGCAGCACAACAAGTCAGTTCAATTCGACAACGGTCAAATGGACGCCAGCAATCTTGAACCTCCTATCTACGAACAAAACGCACCTGTACTAGAATGCTTTCGGCACGCCTACAGATTTACGCGAAGACCTCGGCAATCAATAGCCACGGCGAGTCCGAGCTGACGTCATCATTCCTGCGGTATTTGAGGGCTGACGAGATGCACATAAAGCTAGACGAAGCGGAGGTTAGCAACGCAATGAAGCCGCTCGATAAGTACAAATTCAGAGCACGCTACAACACATGGCTCACAGAGGAGCATGAGATCCAGTTTGATGGCGGTGTTCTGACAATTGACTCCATTGAACCATCTGGCCACCAGCTAAAACAGTGGTTAATTATTAAAGCCACCCGCCAGTCATGAGCATGAACCAGAGAATGGAATTGTTCACTCGTGGGACGTCAATCAACGGCTACGGCGAACAAACCGCCGCATACACCACTGGAGGCTCAATTTGGGGCAAGGTGAAGCTGAAGGTTGCAGACGAAAAACTACTTTCGTCAAAAGAGCAGCCAGTACATGGCATGTCGGTTATGGCCAGATTCTTTTCTGGCACCACTGGTGACCGAATTGACTTTGATGGATACCGTTGGGAAATCGACGGTGTTAGACGCAGCCACAGATCTGGCAACATTAGCATCACAGCAAACAGAATATACGCCCTTGCGTAACAACGCTCAATTTGAGCACATACATTGTCAACTAAAAATTCAACAATGACACCAGATATAACAGATTTGGTCACAATGGGTGGCAGTGCTGTAATCGGCAAGGGTTTACACCTGGCCAGTGCTGTGATCCGTGAGCTGTCCAATGCACGTCGCGAAGCATGGACTATGGGTGAAACCTCCATGGAGCGGGCAAACTCCGTGAGCGGCGGTACGTGGGTACGTAGGGGCATCTATCTGTTGGTTGCATTCTCATTCGTATCAATCATCATTGCTGGCTTTGCTGGTGTGCCGGTTGTTGTTGAGAACGAGATCACGAAGGGCTTCCTATTCTGGCAGCGTACTACAATGGAATATGTCGCGGTAGAGGGCGTTCCATTCCTATCAGTTAACAAGACGGCCTTTCTCGCTTTGGTGTCTTTCTACCTTGGAGCTAAGGCATGATGCCGGAAGTAATCAAAAACAACATACCACTAATTCAGCAGGCACTCGTCATTGTTGGCTCGATCTCAGCAGCCACATTTGGCATAGTAACCTTGAACCTGGACACTCGCTACGTTAAGGCTGACGAAGTTGAGAAGCTACTTGAGCCGGTGTTCTCGTCAGTCGATGCGGTCGATGAGGTAGAGGACAAGGTTGATATTCACCGTGTCGAGTTTGACGCATACCTAAAGCACGCCAGTGAGAAGTTTGATGGCATTGAGCGGCTGGTGCTGCGAGTGGATGACAAGCTCGACCGGCTAATTGAGATGGAGCACACCGAGTAATGGCAAGCACACCAAAGATTGTTGTTACTGGTGGGGAGAAGGAATTGCAAGCCATAACCAAGGAGCTTGGCTATCTGGGCAATCCAAAGTGGGTGCTTGCCCGGTATGGGGCTGCTGTAAGGCATGCAATGAAACCTGTTCTGGAAGCAGCAAAGGGATTTGTTCCTACGAAGTCACACAATCTCAAGAACAGCTTGATCATAACAGGCAGAAGGATAAAGGGCAAGATGATAACCGAAGCCCGTGTGGGTGTAAACACTGACGCAATCTTTTTGAATAAGAATGCTGGGGGAGGACTTGACGCATCGGTTGCCAAAAACCCGATCGTATATGTAGCTTCAGTAGAATTTGGAAATAAGAACGGCATGATGGCACAACCATTCCTCAGGCCGGCTTACCTCGTTACCGGCCAGCCGCAACACATCATTCCACGCGTACAAGATTTCCTCAAAAAGGCCATAATCAAGCGAACTAACTTTTTATCCAAAGGAGTAAAATGATCACCGACCTAAGAACATACATACTTGATGACGCACCCATTTCAGCCGTCATCGGAACAAGACTGTTCCCAATGATTGCAGACAACGTTAATGGTACAGACCCATATGCCGTCTATTCCATAATTGGATCAACAACGGTCGACACGCACAACGATGTCGGTGTTTTGAGAAGAGACATGGTTTCTATCAGTATCCACTGCCCAACTTACACAGAGACATACACAACTGCTGAGCTATTCAGGGCACGCCTGAGCAACGTCAGGACGGCACTAGGAAGCTACGACGCACACATTGTTGTTGAGTCTTATGCCGATGGCTATTCCGGTGAAGATGAAATTCACAACAGCACGCTCACACTTTCAGTAACCTGGAGTTAATCCAGCAACAAATTTAGAGCACACCGCTCTGAAATAAACCCAAAACCAAACCAAAAAAAACAATGGCTAAATACGCAGCAAATGGAGCAACTATCACCGTAGGTGGTACAGCTATCAGCAACGTGGTTTCTTTCGGAGTTCCTAGTGACTCCTCGGACGAAATCGACGTTTCAGACCACGCATCAAACCGCAGGACTTACATCGGCGGAATGGTGGATTCCGATGATATGACAATTGAACTACTCTATGATCCAGCAGATGCCGGTCAAGTTGCTCTTCGCGACGGTGTAGACGATATTGCAGCATTGACATTCGTCATAGTCCTTAGCGGACCAGGATCACTAAACACACATACTTTCACAGCACTCGTCAAATCTTTCACGATTGACTTGCCGATCGACGGAGCCATCACGGCTTCTTGCACGATCAAGCGCATGATTGCTGATGTAATATCTTAGATCTAATAGCCCATAGCCGACCATGAAAGAACAGACAATCAAAATCAAAATCAATGGAGAAGACCGCGAAGTCCTTGCAGGCAACGCGGCTCTTCTTCGTTTCAGAAAAGCAGGCGGGGACATGTCT